GTTTCAAATGCTACGCTACCAGCAGCAAAAGTGCCGAGCGTAACTAACATCGGATTAGTAGCACTCCCAAAGGTAATATTGGTGGTGTAGTTTGCATCAGGCATTGCCGTTATAAAATTAACTATATAAGACCCCACATTGACATCCGTAATGCTTAACACATTACCGCTTGCACGAATAGCTGGAGTACCAGTACCATCAAAATTTACCCATGCACGACATCCGTATGCAGTTGCTACTGAGCCGTAGCCTGAGTTAAATTTAAAGTTTCCACTAGAGTCAAACTGACCAACAGCAGTACCACCTTCAGTAAAGTCTATAGTATCTGCGGCTGAGAAGAATATACCTGTGTTGGTATCGCCTGTTGTGGTGATTGCGGGTGCGGATACTGTACCTGCTTGTACTGTAGTAACACCAGTAGCAGATAAAGTTGTAAATGAACCTGCTGCTGCTGAATTAGCACCAACAATACCATCAAAGTTAGCAGCGTTGATTCTTCCGCTAACTCCAAGTCCACCCGTAATAACGGCTGTTCCTGTAGTTGTAGAAGTAGATGCTGTGTTTGCTGTAAATGTTGTAGCACCACTACTTGTTAAAGTAGTAAATGAACCAGCACCACCAACCAAAGCGTCTGCATAAGCCTTAGTTACTGCATCATTAGATAAAGTAGGGGTAGCTAAGTTAACAATTTTGTTACTATTTAAATTTAAGTTACCCGTCATTGCGGTTTGACCATCTGCGGCAACCGAGTCGGTCATAGCAGAAGCCAAATCATTCATGGTGTTATTAGCCCATGTGCTTGCAATGGTTGTGCCTGTAACTACGGGATTACCCGCAGGTAAAGAATATGTGCCTGACCCGTTTCTTGACATGATTTACTTTCCTTTTTTCAATTCTTCAGCCATTTTACTAGGCGAATAGTTGATTGATTCTTTAATCTTTTGCTTTAAAGCCTTTTCTTGGGCTTTTTCAAAACTGTACTTAGTTAAGCTACCTACTACAGGTATTTTACCAATAGGGCTACGATTAATCATATCCAAGCCACGAATTACGGCACTAGCAGTATTAGAGTAATTTGCAGCACCTTTTAATGGGGCATTGACTAATATGGTTGTTTCCATTAGGTCACGAATTTCTTGTGCGCCTTTTTTGCCAAACAAATAATCTAACTTGCCGTCTTGGTCTAATTCTCTAACAGCCGACTTAAACTTAGCAGGGCTAACTACAGGGTTGCCAAACATATCGGTATCAATAGACTGAGTTACTCTGTCTTTTAAAAACTCAATTGTTTGACCTTGCAGTTCTTTAAATGCTTGTTGACCTTGCGGGCCTGAGCGTTTTAGTGCAAAACCTAAATTTTTGACATCATCTAACGAGCCATTAATAATAGACTTTTGGAATACATCTTCGAAAGCTACAACTCGGTCATCAGAATTGGCTTTGGTGCTTATCAAGCGGTCAATAGCACCAATGTTTTCAAAGCGTTTAGAGTAATCTTGGCGTAATCTGCGAGCTTCTTGATATAACTCACCGCCTTTGCCTTCTGTAATTTCATTAATAATTTTACGCATATCACGCCCATAACTTGCGTTTGGGGTAACAGGCACATAATTTTTATTAATAACTTTATAAATATCTTCTAACGCATTTATAGATATTTGACCTGTATTTTTAGGGTCGTTTTTAGCAAGTTGCTCATAAACAATGTTTAATATTGGAGCATTAGCAGTTCTCGTTGTAGGCGTTTCGTTTTCAATAAACGCTTTTAATGGTGCATATTGAATAGGTGCTTCGGTTTCGCCCTTTTCTTTAGCCAATGTATATGCATTTTCAATCTTTGTTTTAGCGGATTGGGCTTCTTTATTAAGCACATCTGTAACTACTTTACCAGTAGCCCGTAAACCAAAGGTTTGTTTGCCTGTAGCATCTACATAAGCATCAAAATTCTGCAAAATAGCGTCATTTCGTCTTGCTTGGGCTTCTACCAAAGGTTTGCCAAGTTCAGGGCTAATTTTAGGTGTTTCAATTTCAAACTGTTGTTGACCTAATTCACGCTCTGCTTGACCTTTGCTTAACTGAACAGGCACACGCAACTGACTAGCCATTTGGGTACGAGTTACTGTTTCAGGAGTTGTGGCAGCACCTACACCAGCCATAGTTGGTTGCGCTTGTCTGCGTAACAAATCAGGCATGGTAGGTACGGCTTGTCTTGCAGTTTGTATTTGTGGTTGTGTAGCACCCATCATACGAGCATAACTAGGCAACATACCTGTAGGCATTACTGGGGGCAATTTAGACGCTTCAAACGCACCACCAATGCTTTGCAATACATCTTGACTTGCACCGCTTCTAGGTTGGTACATATTGCGTTGAGCCATAGCCATTGGGGGTTCGCCTGTAGCTAATGCAGATACAGCACTTGGAACAGTTAAAGCTGCACCTGAAAGCATAGTTGCAGGCACTTCATATAATGCCATCATCTTTTCTTGCATGGAGCGTTTTGGCTCTATTACGGGTGGGTTTGCTACTTGACCAGCTACAGTAGGCACATCACCGCTTATGATATTGCCCCTTGTATCGGGGGTTTTAAATGCGTCATAGCGAGCCAACAAATCGGCTTGCGTTATGTTATCAGGTACATTCTTAACAAGCGTACCATCTGGCATTCTTACATCCATGCTTATCTTCCGCTTGGTAATTGGTTAAAGTCAACAACTTGTCCTGCCTGCCCTGCATTTTTTTCAATCATGCGTTTGCCACTAGAACCAGCTTGTGCTTCCAATGCTTTAATTGCAAGGTCACGAGCTTCTTGTTTTTGCTTAATAACTTTTTTGCTATCGCCTAATTGTGGGAAATACTTGCGTTCTTCATTTACATATTCAGTTGGTGATATTGCTGCACCTGATTCTTTACGCAGTACAGCACTAATAAAGTTTCTACGGGCTTGGTCGTTTTGTTGTTGTTCAGGGCTTGGGCCACCCGCAAATTCAGGTAACACATTAAATGTAGAACGAACATTTTGTTCTAATTTTTCGCCAATAATAGGCGTTCCACTAACAGTACCGCCAATAACAGTGCGAATTACACCTGTATTAGTTACACCTTTATTTTCTAAATCTGTAGCAATTTTATTGGCTTCTACTGCTCTCATTCCAAAAGCAACAGCGTTAGATTGGGTTTCTGTTAAAGGTTTGCCACCAACTAAAGATTGTCCTTGTGGGCCAACAACAGGTTTGGCTTGACCAGTACGAGTATCAACCAAGAAAGTACCATCTTCACGCTCAATAACTTGTCCAGCAGTAGGCATTTGTGATTTAGGAATGCGCTCTAATACTATAGTTGGATTAGCAGGGTCACGCAGTTCTATTGCTGTCCCAGTATCAATTTGCAATGGCGCACGAGGTTTTCCAGCACCTTGATAAATTGGTTTTAAAGTAGTTGGGTCAAGTAATACATCCTCAGCACCAACTTTCATTGGGCCTTCGTTCATTTTTTGGAAAGCAAATTGTCTTTGTGCTTGCGTAGCTCTTGGATTTGTATAAAGATTTGCTAATGCAGCTTGTGGGTTGGCAGGTGTGGCTGGCATTCCAGCATCAATTAATTCGTAGCCAGCAGGCGCAGGTTGAGCGGGTCTGCCTTGTTTTTGTTGCATATAATCAGTCATAGCAGATATTTCGTCTGCTCGTAGCTGTTTAGCCATGTCTAATTGGCGTTGTTCAACCTTTTCTAACTCTTTTCTACCTAAATAACCTTGCAATAAAGGTGCTGCGTATTGAAAGAAACTAGGTGCAACAAAACGATTGCCAACCATTTGACCTGATGGCGTTTGCTGACCTTGTTGCATTAATAACTCTGCCATTCTTTGTTGGCGAGCAATTTGTTGCTGTTGAATCTGTTGTTCGGGGCTTAAATTGCCACCTAGATTGAGCATTGTTTGTGCCATATCAATAGTCCATATCGCTTTGAATATTCATAGGATTCATACCAGCAGAATAGTAGTTCTGTGCAGGTCTTTGGTTATAAGCCGACATTTCTGCATTAGCCATATTCATTCTTTGTTGGTCTTGCTGATTGCGTAAAGCATTAGCCATAGCTAATTGGTTATACCCAGCACCAGCTTGTTTACCATCAACAGTCATTCCAGCTTGATTAGTCAAGTTCATGCCTTGTTGCAATGCCATATTTTGCATGGCTTGTTGCTGTGCAATATTTTGAAAGTATGGACTTAACCCACCTAAGTCTTGGGTTTGGGGCATCTGTTGAATGTAAGGGTTGTACATATTCATGGTAATAGTCCGTAATCTACGACTTTATAGCCGTCATCGAGGGTTTTAACTGCATAAGGGAATACTTGCTCTACTTCTTGTGCCATTACTCCAACATGGATGCCATCACCTGCTAATGGGTGAGATTTGACTTCATCTTTGTATTCAAAGCTATATAAGGTCAAGCCGTTATCCATTACACCGATTGCTTTAATATTTTCTTTTGCCCGAATATCGGACATCATTGCAGAACTGCCTAAACTAAATAAACCTTGATTTAGGTTAGCTTGGGCGGCTTGTTTAGCGTTAAAGTCACCCATTTGGGCGTTGTATTGCATCCCTGCAGCACCTAATATGTCAGGGCCAGCAGTCGTAGCTTGTTGGGCAGAATTAACAAATTGTGGGCCTTGCACTTGTGCCCCTGTACGAACCGCAGATAAAGTGTTTAATGGCTCGTTTCTAAGGTAGGCTTGTTCCTGCAATGCAGTCTGACGAGCTTGCTGACCCACACCAAAGCCTTGAGTTGTGGCGGCAGCCAATAGGTCATTTTCACGCTGGGCTTGTTGCATCATAGCTCGGTCATACGCTTCAGAGCCAATGTCTATACCTTGATTAGCTAGACGCTGTTGTAGCCGTTCTTGCCCTTGCTGTATCTGTGGGGCAAGGCGTTGCATATACGCATCTTGGTAGCTTTGGCTAGGATTAAAGCCTGTGCTTGGCAAAGCACTTGTATTAAACGGGGTTTGTAGCATATTTTCTACATAGCCTAAACCTTGACCTGCAAGTTTGCCTAATCCAAGACTAGCTTGGTTTTGATAATCAAGAATTTGTTGTTGTGCAGGGCTTAAGGTCTGAGTAGCAGTCCAAGTAGGATTGCCGTAAGGGTCAGCACCAGTAACAGCGTAGTTAAGGTTGCCATAAGGCGTTACTTGATTAACACGATTAGCAGCAGTTGCGACTCGTGCCGCTTCAATATTGCCTTGTGCTGTCTGTTGTGCCGCCCCCGCATAATCAGGGGGTGCAGGTGCGCTTGGCGCAGGCCCTAATCCTAAAAATCCACCACCACCCATACTATTCTCCCTTGTTTAAAGAACATCGGATGTTAAGAAACCGACACTCCTCTTTTTTCATAGCCATAATCACTAAATCACCACTCATGTGGGCATCAGGTATTTCAGCTACAACCTTAAAGCCCAAATGTCGGTTTAACTTTAGGGCATCTATGTTATCAGCACAGATTTGCCCTAGTATAACGCTAAGTCCAAGTTTATTAAAGGGGTAATCAAATACCGCCCATATAAAATCTTTACTAGCCCAATGCTCACCAACACTACCAATATGAATCTCACAAGCCTTTGGCATAAAATTGGTATAACCCGCTACTGCTACCAAATTGCCATCTTTTAACTGCCCAATACATTGGGTGGTTTGGGGTAGGGGAAAGTTAAGTATTCGAACCAGCCATTCCCCCAAATATCGCTGGTTTTCAGTCGTAACAGTTCTCACAATACCCCGCCAGCCTCCATTACAAAGTCGGTTGATGCCCAATGAAAATCAATGCCTTGGCTTGCCACATTCATGCTAACTGAGCCTGCATAGCCTATTCCTGTCACGCCTTGCCAAAACTTAGTCACAATTAGATTTCCACCCCAATTGGTGTCATCCCATGAAGATACATCCCAAACGCCAATATCAAGGGTTGAGGGATTAAATGTAATTTGGCTAGTTAAAGGTACTGTATCAAAATCAGTGCTAACACCGCATAAAACAGTCGGTAAGCCGTTATCGGTCTGTAGGATAGGGCGTACCATAGTGAAGCGTTTTTGTTGCCCTCTGCGGTCAAAATACGAGTAGGCTTGTTGTACAAACCCACTAATATTGTCGGTATCGTCAGAAAATGAGTCATAAAAACGGGCTACATAGCCGTTGCCACCAAAATACATATCGTCACCACTAAGTTCCCAACAATTTGCTGAAATATTGGTAAACCTAGCCCATGACTTAGTAATGTTGTGCATGACATATTGTTCTGACCCGCCAGTTACGGGGATATTTAACAACAACATATTGTATTTGGCTAGGTAATTAATTTGCCAACCAAAATTAGCGGAATAAGCGTCTGCTGCTTGGCTAATAGCAAAGAAAATCTTGTCTGTAATGTTAACTCTTGGGTCTAAGCGGGTGGATTGAAGTCCTGCGGATAGGGGAACTAAGCCTTGTTGGGTCAATAATAGGATGTCACCGCCATATTTAAACACGCATTTACGGGCAAAAGTCTGTCCAATGTTCCAAATACCCACCAAAGCCCAATCATCAACATCGGATGGGTCAGAACCTTTGTAAACAGCGACTTCTCCGTTACTGGTAACAAATACGGCTAGGTCATCAACCCCATACCCAGCGTCAATAGTCCAAGTTCCCATGGCTTGTAAATAACCACCATTTTTAAAGATGCCACCTAAGGGAAACTCAGTTACAGCACCATTTATTGAATCCACACCCAAATACCAAAAACTAAGGGAGTTTTTTTCTACAAAATACAAACGCTCTTTAAACAGGTTTACATAGGCAAATGTGTTGGAATTTTTGCCTGTAATGTAGTAATCAATCGTATAAGTACCCATAACAGTCGCATCACCGCTAGGGGCAGTAGCCATCGTATAAGTGAGGGTCGACCCACCCGTTACAGTAATGCGGTAAGTCCCATTAAATTGGCTTGGGGTTGCACCTGCGACTGTGATGGTGTTACCTGTAACAAGATTATGAGGACTTGCAGTCGTTAAGGTAGCGGTTAAATTACCCGTTCCACCCCTAGTAATAGTAGAAATGGTTTGTGCGGTGTCGGTTGTTGCACTTCTTGACCATCTTGTACCATCATAAACAATCATAGGGTCAACATTGTTTACGGCTGGCATAAACGAGCCACCAGCAGTTGTAATCATGGAATGTACCCATCTACCATTGGTGTTTCCTGTAAGACTAGAAGTAGCCGTAGAGGTACTAGCATCATAAATAATCGTAGCCGTTGCCGCAAACAACTTGGTAGTCGTTGGGCTGGCGTAACTCATTAGGGATAAAACAGCCCCAGCAATGCCTGTAGAGGTCTTGGTATAGCCTTTTCTAAGGGTTACATCCGTAGGCGTAGGAAAGAAATTGACCATCTGAACCGCATCAAGTGGGTTCATTTCAGCCAAAGAATCCCTTGCGTTCCACCCCCCAATTGGGGATGGCAAGGAAGCGGTCATTGCCCGTCTTTGTTGAGCGACAGCCATTATGTCCCGTAGCCTGAATCAGGGATGTTAGCGTAACCAATTAAGACTTTGCTTGGGTATGGTGCAAACGATAGGGTAGCAGAGCCTTTGTCGTTGGCTTTAGCAACATTCAAATAGCGGAAATAATCAGCTTGTAGGGAAGTAGTATCAAACCCTTTAATTTGGAAATACTTAAGTTTTGTACCTAAAACCAAGACTGTATCGTCAAATATGGTCGTATCGGTATCCACAGTAAAGCTGTTTTTGACTGCATCAGCAGCACTTCTAGCCCAACCTTTTGAGCGGTATTCAAAGCCTAAATACTCTTGTGTGTTATATGGTGGCCAAATTTGGAACTTATCGCCTAGAATACGCCACCTAATGCGTGGGCCTGTCGAGATATAACCCGACTTTAGCCATTGCCATTGTTGGGCATCTTCAGGGCCAAGCATCTGCCAATGTTTTGTTTTGTCCCAATGCGTATTGTCTGTAATGGTTTCAAAATCATTGGGTAAAGGGTACTTAGTCTGCGAAAAGGTAAAAGTTACGCTTGTATATGTACCACTAGCTAACTGACTCATTACAATAGTAGATAAGCCTGTGCCAGCGTTGTAAGTTACGCTTGACACATAAGTATCTTGGTTAATGCCTGTTCCTGTAATGGTGTAATTGCTATTTAGGGCTGTAGCGTCACCTGTAACAATAATGTTATAACTAGCGTTGCTAACTGTATTGCCTGTAAAGGTTTGTGCATCGGTATAAAACCGATACTCCAACTGTAGAGCTTGCCAATCATATTCCTTTACCAAGTCATAACCAGTACGATTCATAAGGGCTAAAACCTGTTGTACATCTTGATTAGTATTACCCGCCACATAGGTAGGAATAGCAAGGTTTAGCTCGCTAGTGGTTTGCTGAACAAGTTGGAGCATCGTTGATGACATATTAGACTTTCTCTACGACCTTTGGTTTACGAGTTTTTTTCTCACCAACTGCCGCAAGTACAGCCGCCATTTGTTCTTGCATTAGGGCGAGCTTCGCATCAGTTTCAGCTTTTATTTTAGCAGTTTCCTCATCTTTTTTGGCAAGTTCTTGCTTTAGCTGATTAATTTCTTCATCCCGTTTACTAGCGTCTGCGGTTTCGGTAGCAAGGTTTAAGTAGCTCCC